GATTCGTTAAATAACATTTAATCGTGCTAATTATCGTTTTTATTCTTATTACTTAGTGTTCGTTATAGTGCAATTATTACTAATTGTTAAAAGTGCCACATCTCAGTCATAGCAAGGGATCTCAGCGGTATTTGTTTACTTCGTGCATGATGTAATCATTTACAGATATTGCAGTTAATTTTTGTTACGATTTTTTTGGCGGTTCCCGCCTTGCGTTTAAAAAACGCTAACTACCCTAACCTACAACGAACCCAGAAAGCGAGAGCAATAAAAAATCCGCCCAGAAAATTTTACCCCCAAGACCCCAACACATTCCAGAGATTCAGGTTTTTATACATAACTCTGTATGGGTTTAAGGGAAATCCCATAAGAATTCAGAGGCCCTCCAAAAAATTTTCCCAGAATTTTTTTTATAAAAACCCCCAACTCTATATAATTTGACACAGATAATCATAAAGCAATGGAACTAACACTCGACCAATACGAGAAAGATACACTCCTAGAAACAATCAAATTTAGAATCGAAGAAGACGAGCACCTCCTTGTGAATACCTCACTCAAGCACGATCTGATAGATATACTCGACAAGTTACAGTACGAAGAATACTAGAATGGTAACAGTCGTTCATGAAGTCAACATTATGATAGCGATATTACTTGTTGCAGTATCGATAGTAATCTATCAGATCCTTACGTATGACGACTAAATAATGGTACTATACTCATTGCATGATTTGACTTGTAGTGGTATAATGTAAATGTAATTATTACTAAGTTATGGCAAAAGGATTCACCGTCAAGGCAGACGTGCCGAAGAAGAAAGCAGCACCTGCAGACGAGTTTAGCATAGAAAAAGCAAAAGAACTGATCAGAGGAAAGACAGTTGTATTTTGTTTACCAGGAAGAGGAGTCTCATATATCTTCTTAAAAGCATTCGTTCAGTTATGCTTCGACCTTGTACAGAGTGGAGCACAGATACAGATATCACAAGACTACAGCAGTATGGTGAACTTTGCACGATGCAAGTGCCTTGGTGCAAATGTACTGCGTGGTCCTGATCAGAAACCTTGGGATGGTAAGTTAAAGTACGACTATCAGTTATGGATTGATAGTGATATTGTATTTGACACTGAGAAGTTCTACCGTCTTGTGTATATGGATAAGGATATTGCAGCAGGTTGGTATTGTACAGAGGATGGAAAGACAACTTCAATCGCACATTGGTTAGAAGAAGACGACTTCCGTAATAATGGTGGTGTCATGAATCATGAGACAATTGAAACCATGAGCAAGAGACGCAAGCCATTTACATGCGACTACACAGGATTTGGTTGGTTACTTATAAAGAATGGAGTATTTGAGCACGAAGGTCTCAAGTATCCCTGGTTTGCTCCGAAGATGCAAGTATTCGAGTCTGGTGAGGTGCAGGATATGTGTGGCGAAGATGTCTCCTTCTGTTTAGATGCAATCGAAGCAGGTTTTGAGATCTGGTGTGATCCGAAGATTCGAGTGGGTCATGAGAAGACACGGATTATCTGATGTCTTATAAGTTAAAAAATCGTCGTTAAAGTTTATTAAAAGGAGAAATTGATTATGGCAATGAAGTATAGCATGGGTCAATCGTTAATCGAAACGAAACCAAAGAAGACAAGACAAGGACTCGGAAAACATACAAAGTATTCCGCAAGTAGTCGTAATGGTGCAAAGAAGAGATACAGAGGCCAGGGTCGGAAATGAACTGCTGGTCTTGTAATAGTGAACTGATATGGGGTGGTGATCACAATGGAGAGGATTACGGTAACGAAGAGTACGATATCGTAACCAATCTATCCTGCCCTAAATGTAATGCATTTGTCCTTGTATACCATCAACCAAAAGAATGAGTACATTAATTGCGAATCTACCCTCCTATGAGGTCTGGGTAAGAAAAGAATATCTAACCGATCACAAGAGTGGTCACGGTGAATTTGTCAAAGGAGTCTGGGTATCTGCAAAAAGTATACCTGGACGTGCTTTTTATTTTGAGACATACCTACCAGAGTATGCTGCGATCTATGATAAACTACCGATCTCTGCCTTTACAAGCGATCCAGAGACACCAGATCCTGATATGACTCTACATAACCTACAGTTCTGGAATTGCATGGACTATGGTGTAGTGGCAGTACAGAAGCAGTTTATCGGTTCAATGCACTATGAGGTCTATACTCGTGATTATGGCACTCAGACAGGCACTTACATATGCACTTTAGACAATTATCATTCAGATGTGGATGCGATTGACTACTCGACAAGTGAACAACCTGCCGAACATAAGAGTCATAACCTACTCGAACTGGATAATGGACAGTTTTGCCTCTATCCAAACAACAGAATGCGTATCTACGACAACAGTTTAACTCCAGAAAAACCAAAAATGCCTGATTTTAAGGTATCAACGGTCTATTATCAGGTTGAAAACGGTCATGATCGTGATGGTTTGGGTAATGATGAGAATTATTTTTGGAAAACAGCGAAAGAAAGGAACGATTTGAATATAAATGTTGAAGCAGACCTTAATATTGGAGCAGGAAATACAGCCTTTGACTTCTAAATAAAGAAATAAATGAAATAATTTATGAAAAACGATGAAAATAGTAAAACACCTCTTGAAATATATTTTTCAAATAAATCTCTTGACTTATATAAAAGAAATATACTTCACTATGGTGACTATAGTAAGGGTCCATCTTTGAAAATTTGGCCATTTTTGACCCTAAATATGGATGATTACTTAAAATTAATGCGTTCTGAACAAGAAGAAGGGTTTTACTATTCTGAAAGTTGGTAAAACGCTTATAGATATAAGTAAGGATATTACAATTTTAGATGTCAACCTATACGACTAGCGTTTCTCGTGCATTTAAGGACATAAGTTTGTCTTTTAAGAAGCATCCAGTTACAAATGATGTGACTGTTTTGAGAAATGAAGACGCAATTAAGAAATCTGTCATTAATCTAACTCGAACTCGGATTAATGATAGGTTTTTTAATGAGTTAATAGGTACATCTATCGCTGATAACCTCTTTGAGAATATGGATTCTGGTCTTGAAGCAGCATTGGAAGAGGAAATTGGCACATTATTAAGAAATTATGAGCCTCGAATTGAATTAAATAGTGTATATGTGATTGCAAATCAAGATTCTAACGATTTAAACATTCAAATTGATTATGATATTGTTGGATTACCAATTCCGAGTCAAAATATAGAGTTCTTATTACAACCGACAAGGGTATAATGGCATTTAATCAGTTTACAAATTTAGATTTCCAAGATTTACGCACTCAAATTAAGGATTATTTGAGGTCAAACTCTAATTTTACCGATTTTGACTTTGAGGGATCTAATTTTTCTGTATTAATTGATAATTTAGCGTATAATTCCTACATTACTGCTTATAATACCAACATGGCAGTCAATGAATCGTTCATTGATAGTGCAACAGTCAGAGAAAATGTCATATCACTTGCAAGAAACATCGGATATGTGCCTAGATCAAGAAGATCAGCAGTTGCAAAGATAAGTTTTACTGTAGATGTGTCATCACTCGCTGCAAGATACGTTACATTGAACGCAGGATTGGTTGCATTAGGTAATATTCAGAACGGATCATTCAAATTTTCAATACCAGAGAAGATTACAGTCAGTCCAGCAAGTAATGGAATCGCATCTTTTCAAAATATAGAGATATTTGAAGGAAATTACCTTACAAAGGAGTTTGTAGTTGTCAGTTCACAGTTAGATGCAAAATATATCTTACCAAATACAAATATAGACACAACAAGTATTCGAGTTTCAGTGACTGATGGAGAAACTGGAACAGTTGAGGTTTATAATGCATATGAAAATATATTCCAAGTCAATTCAGAGTCTAGATTATTTCTTGTACAGGAGGTAAATGATGAAAAGTATCAAATTCTCTTCGGTGATGGAGTACTTGGCAAAAAACCACCAAATGGTAGCACTATTAAAGTTTCTTATATTGTTACTAATGGTGCAGATGGTAATGGTGCATCTAATTTTAACTTCTCAGGTAATTTAGCATACCCAAGAAGATCAGGTGATACCATAGTTGATACACCAGTTACTCAAAATGTGTCCCTTCTAACGGTCTCACAAGCGTCTGAGAATGGTGATAACATTGAACCTGTTGATAATGTCAAGTACCTTGCTCCAAGGGTGTATGCGTCCCAATATCGAGCAGTGACTGCAAATGATTATACTAGTTTAGTTCCCTCAGTCTATCCAAATATAGAC